AGGACTGTTAGGGAAGCGAGGGCAATGGCTGAGGGCAATGTCACCGCAGATAAGTGGGTTCGCATTAGGGCTTGGATTGCTCGTCACATGGATGATCTCGACAGCCCTGACGCTAATCCTGATAGCGATAACTTCCCTAGCCCTGGAGTTGTGGCGATGGCTCTATGGGGCGGTGGAACGACTAAGCGCTCGGCTCGCAGAGCTATGGATTACGCTGACGGAGTGGTTAGTAGAATTGAAGAAGAAAACGAAGGCAGAGCCAGAGGAGAAGCATTGAGTAAATTCGAGCAGAGGGTTATGGTCAGTGACCTAGAGATTAGGTCAGAAAATGGCATGACCCTAGAAGGCTATGCTGCTGTGTTCAACTCTCGGTCAGAGAACTTAGGTGGATTCACCGAGCAGATTGAAAGAGGAGCTTTTACTCAAACGCTAAAGGCTCGCAACGACATCAAGCTACTTTGGAATCATGACACAAGCGCAGTCCTCGGCTCAACTAGAGCAGGGACACTAGAGCTAAGAGAAGATGAGAAGGGCTTGAGGGTTATGGCTGAATTGCCAGACACAACTCTAGGCAGAGACATCAGCTACCTAGTAAAGCGTGGAGACATTGACTCATTTAGCTTCGGCTTCTCTGTCATGGAGGACAGCTGGAACAGCGCAGGTAACGAGCGCACACTAGAGTCAGTCAGACTGTTTGAGGTTAGCCTAGTTAGCTTCCCTGCATATTCGGCAACCGCTGGAACTGCTGTGGTCAGAGGACTAGACAAGATTGCCAAGAGAGCCGATGTAGATGCTGACGAGCTAGCTGACGCACTGCTAAAGGTAGAGGGCGGAGAAGAGATTAGCCCTGAACAAAAGAGCCTGCTGTCTAAGGTCATTGACACCCTTAGTCCAGAGGAAGCCGAGCAACAAGGTGAGGACTTTGACTCACAGGCTTGGCTAGACCTAAAAAAGACCAAACTGCAATACCTAAAGAAGAAGGCATAACAATGGCAAGCAAAGCAGAAATCAAGAAGGTTATTCTAGATCTGTCTGGCAACCCTGAGTCCGGTGTAGTCGCACAAAATGTTGACGCATGGGCAGAGGCTATTGCTAGACTAGACGCTCCACAAAAGGCAGAGAAGCCAGTGGACAAGAAGGAAACAAGAGTCCTTTCATCTGACGAAGAGCGCTAACCCCCTCCAAGCGCCGAAGCCCTCTGAGTGTTATCCCTTTCCGCTCAGGGGGCTTTGTCATGCCTGTTATACAATAGAAGTAAGTCTGAGTGTCAACACCGACTTAGGTTGAGCGTCAACGCCGCCGAATGAGACAAGAAAACTATTAGGAGATAAATAATGTCTGAGTATCTAAAAGCTCAGCGTGAACTCCGCGCATCTCTGATCTCAGAGGTTCAGACTCGAATTGACGAGGCTGAGGAGCGTGGCGGTCTAGACGCTGAGGCAAGAGAAGCCATCAACAAGCTAGAGAGCGACATCGCCAAAGCTGACGAGGCTATTGATGTATTCCAGCGCCAAGAAGAGCGCAAGCTAGAGGTTGCAGCAGCAGCTAAAGGCTTCGAGGTTGTAGAAGCAACCAAGGGCGATGCAGAAACCCTACGCAGCTTGGCAATGAACCCAGGAACCCACACCTTTGAGAAGAGGGCTTTGACCTCCTCAACTGACACAGTTCCACAGTCATTCTTTGACCAGGTAATGATGGCAGCTCGCGCAACTGGCCCAATGCTAGATGTAACTCGCGTATTCAACACCGAGTCAGGCGAGAAGGTTACATACCCAGTATTGACTACCTACGCATCAGCTGTCCAGAAGGGCGAGGGCGTTGCTCTAGCCGAAGAGGATCCAACATACAGCTCAATCGAGCTAGACGCTTACAAGATTGGTGGCATCACCTTGCTGTCACAGGAGCTTGTAACTGACGCTGGATTCGACATTCTTGAGAATGTTGCAGAAGCAGCAGGTAACTCACTAGGTTTCCGCGCTAACGCTTTCCTAACCAACGGAACTGGAACTGTTGAGCCAACTGGTTTCATCAACTCAGCTTCAACCGGCGTCACCGGCGGAACCTCAGTAGGCGGAGCATTTACCGCTGATGACCTGATTGACTTGGCTTACAGCCTTGACTCAGCAGCTCGCAGGCTTCCAGGTGTTGCATGGATGGCAAACGCTTCAACTGTTGCAGCTATCCGCAAGCTAAAGGATGATGCAGGAAACTACATCTACACACCATCAGCTAACGCAGAAGCAGACAGCCTCTTGGGTTACCCAATCGTTGAGAACCCACACATGCCTGACATCGGAACAGAAGAAGCATCAGTAGCCTTCGGTCACTGGCCAAGCTTCTACACCCGTATGGCTGGCAACTTGAGGCTAGACACCTCCGTTGACTACAAGTTCGGAAACGACCAGGTCGCCTTCCGTTACTTGATGCGCTTCGATGGTGCCTTGACTGTGCCAGACCACATCAAGCTTTTTGTTGGAGCAGCTAGCTAACAAAAACCAAAACAGGCGAAGCCCCGAGTTGTAGGTTGCTCGGGGCTTTGTCTTTGCTAGGGTATTTGTATGTCAACCTACGAAAAGATAAACGGATTAGTTTCACTATCCTCAAACACACCAGGTGCTCCTACCGGTTATGGACAGCAAGGCGAGTATAGAAAGATGGCCAGTGCCCGAAAGCAACTGAGGCTGTATCTACTGCGATGTCAGGCATGTGTGGGTTCTCAACGATTGGGTAACCGAGAAGAGTGTCACCGTCTGCACTTGCTGATGGCTGGTAGATGTACTGTCCTTCGTTGTCCTTCAACTTGCGGATAGCACCTGCGGTTGCTGAGTTAACCATCCATGCAACACCTGGCAGTCTGCGAGCAGCGCTGTCAAGGCTGTAAGCCAAGTCAATCAAGTCATCAGCGGTAAATGCTCCGCCAACAGCGGCTGAACCAGTTACACCAGTTGATGCTGAATTGATGAATCCAGTTGGCTCAACAGTTCCAGTTCCGTTGGTCAACATGGCGTTGGCCTTAAAACCAAGTGAGTTACCAGCTGCTTCTGCAACATGCTCAAGGATGTCAAATCCTGCGTCAGTTACTAGTTCTTCTGATAGCAAGGTGATTCCACCGATTTTGTAGCTATCGAGGACCAGGGAGCTGTAAGTGCCATCTTCCTCATCTAGAGCTGCGCCTTCTGCTTCTGCGTTTGCAGTTGCGTAAGCGGTTAGCACTGGGTAAGTAATCTTCTCACCGGTCTGGGTGTTGAATACGCGAGTTACATCCAGCATTGGGCCGACTGCTCTGGCCTGGTTCATAACCTGGTCAAAGAAGGTCTGTGGCACTAAATTGTCGTTAGTGGTTAGCGCCCTGCGCTCGAAGGTGTGTGATCCGCTGTTGATTGCGAGAGAACGAAGCTGGTCTGCCTCGCTGTTGGTTGCTTCTACAACCTCGAAGCCTTTAGCTGCTGCTGCAACTTCTAGCTTGCGCTCTTCTTGGCGCTGGTAAACAGCGATAGCCTCGTCAGCTTTGGCGATGTCAGCCTCTAGCTTCTCGACAGCTTCGCGGGTCTCAGCATCGATACCGCCACGCTCTTCTGACTCTTCCAAGCGAGTCTGAACCTCTGTGATTAGAGATGCGCGGAGTTCTTGCTGAGCTTTTAGAAACTCAGACATAATTGTCTCCTTATAGTTAGTTAGTTTGTCTTAGCGGTGGCGTTGACGCTCAACCTAAGTCGGTGCTGACACTCAGACTTACTAACATTCTACAACAGGCATGACAAAGCCCTGTGAGCTGAAAGGGGTAAGACTCACAGGGCTAAGGCGCTAGGAGGACTTTAGCGCTCTTCGTCAGATGAAAGGACTCTTGTCTCTTTCTTCACCACTGGCTTCTCTGCCTTCTGTGGTTCGTCTAGTTTAGCAATCTCCTCTGCCCAAGTATCTACATTCTTGAACACAGTTCCGCTCTCTGGGTAACCAGAAAGTCTAAGGATTACTTCCTTGATTTCAGCTTTGCTTGCCATGTTATGCCTTCTTCTTTAGGTATTCGAGCTTCTTCTTCTTCAATTCTACCCAAGCCTCGGCATCAAACTCTTCGCCCTGCTCTTCTGCTTCTTCAGGACTTAGTGTGTTGATTACCTTGCTTAGCATTTCTTTTTGGTCGGCTGAGATGGTTTCTCCGCCTTCAACCTTGAGCAATGCGTCTGCTAGTTGATCTGCATC